TTGATTTAATTGCATTGATATCATTATCAGCAGTACCAACTCTTTGATCAGACTTCATAAGTCTCTCAGCTGTAAATTGAAGCTCAGAAGGAATAATCATTTTCATTCCTCTAGCAGCAATTTTTAGACCTCTTTCATCAGTCATTGCAGCGATGTCAATTAAAGACTGCTCCAATGAAGTTTCATTAAGGTCTGACTGAGTAGCTAGTGTGTTAGCTACTGTACCTGCAACTGTTGGGTGAGCAGTGTTAAATAAAGAAACACCATCCCCTGAGTCGTAGTTGTCAGCTGTTGGTAGACCTTGAGTTAAAGGATTTACCGCTTTAACTTGTTTAGTCTGTGCCATTGATCTAGCTAGTGCTTTTGTATATCTAGACGCAAGTCTATCATACAGGTTATCCTCAATCGCTTCTTCAGTGATTGCGAATGCTAAAGCTACAGTTTCGTGAGTGTATCTAGCTGTGTAAGTTTCTTGAGCATTGTCAAAAACTACACCAGAACCCTCAGGTTTAACTTGTGCTTGAGCAAAACCAGATAACATTACTTCTTCTTCAAACGCTCTGTCTGATGATTCAGTATTGTATATCTCAGCATGCTGATTTTCGTACTGTTTATATTCCAAGCCAAATAGTGCATTTAAACCTGGTTCTAGTTCTTTAACTAGTTGTCCTCTTGATATCGCCATTATATACCTACCGTTCCTTTTAAGAAGTGTTCGTTAATAATAACTACTGCGTTAACGTTTGCAACGCCTGCAGCATTATTTTGTGGATCTTTCGAAATCCCGATCACTCTTAGTTGTGCTGTAGTAGTCTGTAGATCTGAATGATCTAATTCTACTTTTGATATATAGTTGGGTGTTGCACCAGCTGCATATACTATATCAGCATTTAGTCCAACTTCCGCTACTGTTAACGCAGCATCAGACTGTATTTCAAACCTCTCGTAAGGATCGTCAGAAACGAACCCAACAATATCAGTAGCAGTATTACTTGCTGCTAAGTGATTTGCCCAAGTTGGCTTGTTGTTGCTAGCGTCAGTATAGAAAACACCATTAAGTGATCCTAGTAAAACAGCAGCCGCTGTTCCTACAACAATCTTACCAGTTGCCGCCATCATTATGGGGTCGTTTTGGTAGATTGCAGTCGAACTTGCTGCTATGCCGTACTCGGATAAACCTTGGTTATCTCTATTCTGGCCAACTTTTCCTATTGCTCTCAATCCGAAAGCATTGTCTTCGTTTGTTAGTGCCATTATATTTATCTCCATGTGTAACTAAAAAAATTAGTTACGGGTTAAGTTTATCCAGTGGTCGTAGTAATTGTTAAAAAATTAACTTTTCTTTGAGCCACCGAAGGTTACACGAGACTGTCTATCAACATTGATAGGCATACTCGAATGCTGTTCCTTCATAAGATCGTTGTCCATTGCTTCAACTTGCTCTGCAGATTGCGAAGCATAATACTTCGATCTCTGTTCAGCGATCTCTTCCGGTACCCTTGTCAGCAAAAGGCCGCCAACTCCGATTACTCCCGAATATTTACCGTCTTCAACGATTGGAAAGTCAGAATCAGGATATTCATCAGCTCTCACTAATTCATAACCTTGTCTAAGTCTTTGTGATACATTTTTAGTATCATTAAAACCTAAAGTTTCTGCTCTTACCCATCTATGTCTGAAGCCTGTAGGTGCGGGTGGTGCATCTAAAGCTGATGGTGGAGTCCAAACTTTTTTTTGAGATGTTTTTTCTCTTGTTTGACTCGCACGTGAGGTTCTCTTGTCGTCTTTAATATCATTTTCCATATGCTTAAGCCTCCTTCGTGATGTTTAATTGTTTTGCATACTCTTCTAGCGGCACACCTAATTTTTTAGCAATTGCTACTTGTGATGATGTGAGTCTCACAGTTTTGCGACCTGATTTTGTACTTCTTCTAGCCGAAGCTACATTCTGTACCGGTTTAGTCGTTTCTACCGTATTGCTATTATTAACAAATTTTTGCGGAAATTCAAGTCTTATTCTTCTATCAATTTCAGAATAATAATCATCGCTTGAAGGGTCAAAACCCTCCTCATCCGTTAATTTCTTATGTAAATCAAACGCAGTATAAGTCATTGCATTATCTTGACCAAACCATGTGTTTTTACTTGCCCAATCTTCAGCTTTAGGATCAGGATTTCCCTGAGACATTGGCTGTCTAGCTAAGTTAATATCGGGAGTTCTAGCTTGTGCTTCTCTCCTTTTATTGTACTCTTCTTGTTGAGATTTAGTTTCTGTAAATCTTGCATTTTTATATCCTAATTCAGATATCATAGTTTGAGCTTCTACTTCAGCTTGAATATCACCAGCATCTCTTGCTGCTAATAATTTAGCCTTAGCTGCTTCCAAACCATTTTTTATAGACTCTTCAGTATTTTTAAAAAACAAAGGTTCGTACTTAGACATTTTAGCATCAGACTCTTTCTTAGCTGCCATTACTCTTTCAGCATAAGTTAAAGCTTCGTCTTTTTGTCTCTCAGCTTCTCTCCATTTTTTTGTTAGTTTAGAAATTCTTTTTTGAACTCCTTCACTATACTGTTCTACTTCGTCTTTAGTTTTAATTTCATCTTTAGATTTGCTATCTGAAACATCAGACTGCTCACTAGATTTCTCAGATGAATCATTGGATTCATTACTGTCGTCAGTAGTTGTTTCATTTGAAACCTCTATGTTACTTGTTTCTGTTTCAGTGTTTGAATTTTCTAATTCAACTTCTGTATCTGGGCCCGATGTATCAATGTCGACCATTTTATTTTCTTCTGGCATAGTTTGTTCTCCTTCTATGTTTAGTATTTATGAAGTATATCTTCAGGGTTATCTATAGTTGCTAAAACTTCATCATCATTTAGCAGTCTGACTTCTCCACCATCAATTTGAATCCTGGATCCAGCATAACGAGCGAAGATTACCCAATCACCCTTCTTGCACCAAGGTCCTTCAGGAAATTTTTTTCCATCATAAGCATGAGGGCCAACTGCAAGTACTAAACCACAAGTAGATCCTACTTGTTGTTTTTCTAAAGTATCTTGTCCAAAGTACAATCCGCCTTTGGTTTTTTCTGGCATTTTAAATGGAAGAATAACTAATCTCCATCCAGTGGGTTGTGGTAATTTTGTATTTTCTTTTGACTTTAAACGTTCATACCCTTCAATTTCTTTTTTATCGGTATCTTCGTATTTGTCTAAAAGTGCAGATTTAATTTTCGGGGTTTCCGAAGTCGATGACGTTGGTTTCGTCTCGTTCTTTATTTTCATTTTTTTGCTCCTTAGGTTCTAGCAGGTTAGAGATTTCCTGAGATATTATTAAATAGGCTTGTGCCTGTCCCAACATATACTTGTATTTCTCCATATTGTCAATACCACCACCAATCATAGCATCTGCAACATTTTGATAAGATTCTTTTAAATACTTCTGTATTCTACTTATTACTACTAATTCTTCATTTAACATTTGCTTTCTTTCCTTTATTTTCACCTTTTTTAATAATGTAGTCTTGAGTACCATTAGCACCTGTTTCTACTTCTTTTTTTAAAAACTTAAAAAGATCCATTTCTTTTAGTTTCTTTTCAGTATGTTTTAAAAAATTTTCTAATACTTTATTGTCTCTCATTTTTTATTTTTTTTTAACTTACATTTACATCTAGGAGCAGTAAACCAATCAAAAAAATTGTCAATGGCACCAAAAAATTTATAAAAAAATCTATCTATCATTTGCTACCACCAATGTAACCACCAATAACTCCAATTAAACCTGTAACTGACATTTTCATAAGTACTATTATGCTGTCATCTATAGGTCTATCTTCTTTAACAGCTACCCAATAGTCTCCAATAATAATAATACCTAATAAAATTAAAACACCACTTGTTATTAATAATATAACTATGTCTTTAAAATTTTTAATCATTAGCAGTTCCATTTTCTTAAAGACTTATTAATTCTGCTATTTGGATCTCTTGCAGTCTTAGCTGAAGTACGACTTTTCTTCATTCCAGACATACGAGCACAAAATGACTTACGTCTTTTTGCAGCCTTAGATCCTGATTTTAATTTAGAAGGTTTAGTTGTGACTGCTGTTTTTAATTTAGAACCTGGATTAGCTTTTCTATATGAAGCTACTCCTTTAGCATTCAATCCACCGGATTTGGATTTACCTTCTTTTCTAGTC